TCAGAAAGCTTTACTTCGGCTGTACTTGTGGATATTAGCCCCCAATGCTTTAACCAGCCTTTAATAATATGTATGACCAATTTCATTGCAGGGACATTTTGAAGGTTCGTCATCATCGTATACACCAACCGCTACATCAGTTCTACGCTTGTATGGATTCCCGGATGCATCACAATCGCAAGGCTTATCGTAAAGAGGATAATCTGATTTATGTCGGCATATAAAGTTGTGAACAGCGGTTTTCAATGGATCTATTCGATCAAACATCTTTTTATCCATAGCCCACTTCATTGATCTCAGTTCGGGAGTTACGACCCCACCACCACCCATGGGCGAAGATGTTGCCTGTTGATGAAAAACACCCTCAGACCCAAACTGAACAAATCCCTCTGGCGCGGCCGTAAGCATTACACACTCGGCCATGAACTTCCAAAGAATGTGATCCCAAAGCGCTTTATTCTTTACCGATAAAAACTCAGAAGCATTAACCAGGTCGCCAATCTCAAGTATAGCACTTGTTTTACTCGTCAGATCGGATATATTTAAAGTATCAACAGTTCGATTTTTTTCAGAACACAACGCCAGATATAATTCATATCCGAGTACCTGCACCGCAAAACGCTCCTCAGCAATTATTATAGATTGCTCAACCGTGCGTGGATCAAGCGTATGTTTTGTTGGTGCATGGAAAACAACCTCATCTGTAGATATGAGCACCGGCCGTTTTAAATTATTCACCTTGTACATCGCTACCTCCTTTTTTTGCTTGCATATATTCTCCGTTCCTAGCAGGATCCTCTGGGAGCCCCTTAGCCTTCCTTACCTCATTAATCTGAACTGCAGGTGTGATATCAACGTCGGTTAAGCCGGAAATATCAGCCAGCCCTTTAAATCCAATAGAATATTTATCGAATGGCAAACCCATCCAATCCTGTGCTATTTTAAAAATGTGTTTCCAGGCCTTTTCGATAAGTTTATTTTGCCCGGGTCGGATAACCGACAATTGCTTATTTTCTATAATCTTCGTTATAAAGCCGGCGCCTTTTCCTAAAGTGGATGGATTTATAAGGCCCGCCAAAACAGAATCCCACTGATTCGCCAGTATTATTTTTTGCATCCAGCTATTATCCGCTTCGTTAAAGCTGCCATCTTTTTTTGTGTCAATCTTGTGGAAACTGGAGCTTTCAATACCTTCTTCGGATCCAATAACCACGGTACGGCCGCGCTTACCATCACCAGTATGAGTTTTAATGATTTGTCTAGCGATACGGGTAACTTCTGAATCGCTCATGCTGCCTTTTAAAGCCAGGATTGAAGCAACAACCATGTTATTTTCAAAGTCATCCAGATTGTACCGTGCAGCCTTATATTCAAGTATCTGATAAATTATTGACGAAATAGAGGACGGCAAACCGTAATGGTCAAAGCCTGTAACTTTATTTTTAAGCCAAATCAAAGTGCGCTCGCTTCCGTTTTGATCCTTTACCCAGTTTTCTTTTTCGGGTCTCAATGGATTGTAAATGGGCAATATTTTTGCGTTCTTGTAGTCCTCCGCTCTTAGTATGGAATTGGTTACAAATAACTTTGATTGTATTGCGCTATCGCAAAAATCCTCCTCGTTTGGCTCGCAAAGTCTCCATTCGAGAAAACTATGTGGGTAAACGTAAAGGTATTTTTTGCCACCTACCTTTATCCGAACTAGCTCTATTGGAACATTGCCCCAAGTACCGAAGTCCTCAAATATCTGTTCATTAATATCCATAGCGGATTCGCCACGTCTATTAATAACATTGAACCAGTCAATGATTCTTTGGTCAAATTCCTTTCCTTTAATGTCCTGAAAACCTTCACCACATAAATAATCCCTCTTGGTTGTGATGCATGCGTTTTGGGTTACAGAATTTAATCTGAACTCTAATATTTTTTGAGCATACTGATTGTCGGTTCCGACAAATGGTAAGTACTGTTGCTTATTTACGAATGCAATTGAGCGGCCTGTATAATCGAAGGGAATAGGATTATTGGGGTCGAGTGTAACAGCATTACTAACGGCGGCCTTTGCTGCCCGTTTTTGTGGCTGTGTTTGTTTTGTTCCTTTATTCGTTTGCCGCATTTCATACTACTTTTTCTTTTCAGTTTGTTTAGGCTCGGTTGCTGTTTGATTTGCCTCTATATTCCTTCCAAGCTCTTTATCGGTTTTGGATTTCTTTAAAATATCCAATGCCGGGAGTTCCTCGAAATATGATAATAAAAGCTTATCGCCGCTTTCAATTGCGAGTATCGCCAACTCGTCTAAATCGTCTCTTTCAGACAAAGGGGCGGCACTCTTACCGAATGCCACCACTTGTTTAATATGTTCTTTTTTTATCTTAGCTAATGCCATAAGATGTATTTTTTTTACGCCACCATTAATGCCTCAATTGTAGCCCATGTTCCGGAGTACTCATACAGCGCACGGCTGTACTTGCCTTTAAATACAAGCGCAACGCCGTTGTAATCTTCGAACACCTTCCCTGATGTTCCGGTACTACCATCCTGAGCCACTTTGAACTTCGGAATCGATTCGCCGTTCACATACTTCTCTCCCATCACCAATATCTTTCCGCTGTTCAAGCGAATAAAGAAGCCCAGGCCGCAGCAACATGCGGCTGCATCCACAGCTTGAAGGAATTGTGTAGCAGACTGATCCAGATCTTCGATTGAAGCATCTATTTCATGTTCATAAGAAACTGAACATCCGTTACGTGATTGCGTGAATTTATATTCGGCCTCATCCTCCTTGAATGTAATACCAAACACGACGGGAGAGGTGGCACCTATACGAATTGCCACTACCGAATAGGGCTGTTTTGCGCCTGCCACATCTGCCGCTTGTGTAAAATTTAAGTCGTTAGGGTCGAATACCGCTATATTGCTAATACCACCCGTTGTGGGTCCGCACGCCCTTGTTCTTGGTCTTATTGTTGCACAAAGCATTTTTATAAAATTTAAATTGTGTTAATGAATTGATTAATCCCAGTCAGACATTGCAACAATGCTGTATTCGGGTAATGCTATTTCGGTCCCAGCCTTCAAGAAAAGTCTGTAATACCATTGGCTTTCTTTTCTTTCGTACCAAACCTCTAAGGCCGTTTTACCATCTTCACCCTCGCCGTAATCCTTATCGGTTGCAAATACAAAATTGCCTCGAACGGTAAGAACAGCGGCATAACCAACAGCCCCTTTCAGCTCAGTGATGATTGGCGTCCAAATTGGCTCAACCAGGATAGGAATGCCTTTAAAGGTTACGGTGCTTTGCCCGTTCTCTAAGATGGTTGTATTGCCAGCGGTTTGCTGAATGCTGGATAGATAATCTTCATATCCAGACTTCACCTCTTTTGATACATAGAACGCTAACTGCGTATCTTCAAAAGAAGCCATCATAACCGGCATTTTATCATACATGCTTTTAAGCAGGTTGTATGCTGCGGTTGGATTTGCGTTGTAGTCGGTACCATTCGCAATGGCTATTGTTTGCGCAGCAGGAATTACACCTGCGGTGATGTACTTTTCAAACTTTTTGAAAATACCATCAAACACATTTGTACTCCATTGCGCAGTTGGAGAGGCTACGCGTTCAATGTCACCAAAGTAGCTGTTCGATGCCACATCGGTAGCAACAGCGCCCTGGAAGAACGGCAAAATCTTATCTCCGAACAAAGGATCATTTGCCCTCCAATCTTTCAGGTCTCCCTGATAAAACTCATTCCGGCAAAACTTAGTCGCACCATACACTTCATCAGTTGTGATGAATCGTGTATCAGCGCCAAAAACCTTCTTGTAGATATAATCACATGATGCGTCTCTTCGTTGCAATATGTTTTGAACACGGCGAATGTTAATGATGTTTCTTTTTGAAACAACATTATCCATAATGGTAAACTCACTCAACGTGCCTTTGTATGGGAAGTCGTTTGGAATGATGTCCTGAAAAGCCGGAGCAATCACCGCCAAAAAGAACACGCTTGCTTGTACTGTAAAAAAATTCATTTTATTTTCTCTTTAAAAGTTTTAGTAATAAGGTTATCTGTACTGTCTGTCGTACTTTGAGAGATCGCCTGCAGCGGCAATGTCGTAAGCTCCACCATCGGCGACTAAGTCTTTGTTGGTGATTAATGTGGCTGTAATGTCAAGCGGCTTTGACAGGTTTAATGTGGCTACATTTATCGCAGCGGCATCAGTACCGCTAACAGATTTGCCAAACTTGTCATGTACCTTCACAACCAGTTTTTTCTTAGCATCTCCTGCCTGATAAGTGGTGGTATCGGTTATTGTAACCGTTTTTGCGCCGCTATCATACACGTAGGCTATCTTAGGAATGAATCCGGGAAGGCCATTTCCACGACCCAGATTAATGATGTTTGTATTGTCAATTGCTAACATTGTAATTAATTGAATTGATGAGTAAATTATTTTGTTTCGAAGCTGCCGAACTGAACCTTTACAGGGTTGCCATTGACAGGAGGCGTTTGTTTGCCGCCCTTGATATTTTTAATATCCTCCTCTAAAGCCTCAACTGTTGCCTTAAGGTTTTTAATCGTTTCGGCATCGTCCTTGGCTTTTTGCTCTGCCGCTTGTTGCGCTTTCTTTTCATCCTCTGTGGGATCGGCTGGTTTGGTTGCCTCTTTTACCGCTTCGTTTACGATCTCCTTAACGGATTTTTCCATTTCATCGGCACCTTCTTTAAACGTGTTGGAAACAGCTTCTCCAATAGCTTTCATTAAAGCAGTGTGATCGTTGTTCTCTGGTGCTTTTACAGCTCCAATGGCGTTCATAATTTTGTCGCCCAATTCCTGAAAGAATTTTTTCATTTCATCTAAATTTTGTGATTGATTAATTTCTTTTGGGGGCTGAACAGCAGAGTTGTAAGCATTCAGAACCGCCATGTTTGAGAACTGCCAGTGTTCTTTTGGTATTTTGTTGGTAAAATTTGCATCACCTTCGATTTGCTTAATAAAGCCTTTTTCTTTGGCTTCATCAGCCGTCATCCATGTTTCAGCATTCATCATTTTAGTAATATCTTCCTTGCGCATTCCGGTTGTGCGTGCGTAGAAGTCTCTTGCCGAATCATTGAATTTGCGTAAGGTGGTAGCGTAGGATTCAACCGTATTCACATCGCCCCATACACCGCCCGAAACGTTGTGTATCATTAGCCAGCTATTCTTACTCATAGTGGCGTTATCACCGGCCATGAGAATATAAGTGGCAGCGGAAGCGATTATTCCCCTCCCGATTGTGTTTACTTTTTTGCCTTTTGATTGTAAGTCTTTCAAAAGGTCATGGATAGCCATTGCATCAGTTACAAGGCCACCACCGGAATTAATGTAAACATTGTAGGTATTACTATCAGTTTTATTAACCTGATCTCGGAAGGATTTGAAGGAAGTGGTAGTATCATCGCCCCACCATTCCTTTAAAAATTGTTGAGTGGAGGCATCTACAATGTCACCATCAATGTAAATATCTACCTCACTCTCCTTAGAATTGACTACATAGTTGAATATTTGAACCTGACATTTCATTAGATGTCAAATGTCAAACATTAATGATTTATTTTAAATCATATAGATGTAATCGTGTTTGAAAAAATCAAACCTCTTTTTCGCAGGAAGTGCAGGCATATTGCACCTGGTTCTTGGAAAGATCAAGCACCTTACAGATGTAGTCATACTTATTTCCTTGCTGACGAAGTAAACATATTTTGGCCCGTTTGATGGCATCGGCCCCCATTATAGAAGCAAATTGCCGCCAATTCATCAAAGCCATCTGTTGAAGTTGTTTGTCTAAATCTGTCATAGAGTACCTATTGATGTTTGTTTTACCTCTTTGGCTTGCGCTGTTGTTACGGTAGATGTTTTTTGTACCACTTCCAACCTGTCTATCCGATCATTGATAGCATCTGTTTTTTTGTCAATGGCATTAACCACGTTTTCAAATTGAGTGATAACATTGGAAGGAGAGTTGTAATTAATAATCTGGCTAGGCATTACCGGGGCTTGTAATGATTGCCCCAAATCACCTCCATATTCAAATTTACGAAGTTTTGCGCCCGGCCTGAAAGCCACTCCACCGCCCAACTGATTAAGCATAGAAGCTATTTCGGAATGATTACCCGAAATGGTATAGCGTTTTGATTTGTCGGCGTTTTTAGTTCTCACAATGGCCAACTCATCCACCTCAGCTTCAAATTGATTCCCCTTGTAAACAAATGGCGTTCCACCTCTACTATGTGGATTGCCGCCAAACTTGCCACCCCTCTTAGGTACATCATCGGGAGAGCCGCCAAACTCATACTTTTGGGAGTTGATTTCGGAAACCCTCATACCGTATCTAACCAATGCCAGCCCAGACATGACAGCCCCTAATATTGCTGCCGCAATAGGATTGCCGATTGACCAAACGGAAGCCCATATCCCTGCTAACTCTGTGGCAAGACTTATTTTAGCTTCCTTCTTTTTTAGCTCCTTGGTTTTTTCAAATGCCGCCTGCTCTGCCGCTTTTCTTTTTGAGTTGTACTTTCGCTCAATAGCCTCCATTTCAGCTGTTGATTTTGCCCTTGACTTCACTTGTTCTTCCTCCACCTTCATTCTTTCTAATTGAAGACTTAGGCTATTTTGAATGTTTCGGGCCTCGGTATCAAAGTAGCTTTGCATTACATATTGAGCAGTTGCATAAGAATCTGCAATGACTTTAGAAAATGCTTTTGCATATTCTCCTGCTTGCTCTTGGCTTACCTTTTCGCCAAGGATATTTTTACCTTCCAAACTACCGCCAAACTTATCTGCAACATTTGAAAGGGTAGTGCCTAGATCTTGCCCAACGGATTGACCTCTTATCGCTTCACGTAGTGAAAAATTAGTATTCTTCGGGTCTGAAGCTATTTTACCCTGCAGCTCTTGAATCTTACGAACAATCTCCTCATATTCTCTTAGGGTGATAAGGCCGGCTTCGTAAGCGCGTTTGAACTCAATTTCTAAAGCCTGATAGTTTGCGGCTTCCCTAACTAATAGGCCGTATTCGCGCTCACGTTCAAGTTGTTGAAGATTCCGGTTCTTTTGCGATTGTGAAAGTCGGTTATCTGCCTGAATTAATGCAGCCGCCCGGTCTAACACCAGGTTGAATTCAGCAATAGCATTTTCCCCTGCACGCTTGGTGTCCTCAATATTAGATTTGATTAAATCAGCTTCATCTTTAGTGATGGCTTGATTAATATTTGATAGCGCGTCCTTTCTATTTTCTGCGTTTTTTACAGTCAGATTGTTCCTGTCTTTTTCCAACGCGTCCATATCAGCATTGAACTTCGTTTGCAAAGCAAGGATTTGTCTATCCGCATCTAATTGCGCTTGTGTTCGCTCGGTCTGGGTAGTGTTTACTGATGGATCATTGACTATTTGATCGGCTTTATCTTCCGCTAATTTTTTATCCGCTTCAAATTTATCAGTTAATGCCTTCGATCTTATTTCAAATATTTTATCGTTGGTTTCTTTTTCAAGTTTTGTTTTTTCGAGTTTTAATTGCGCCACCTCTTTTAGTTCTTCAGCATTCAACGTCTTGCTTTGATTTAGGAAGGTTATTTTATCATCAATAGCCTTGTCATTTATTTCTTTTGATCGGTTGAGATATTGCTCCTCGGTTTTTGCAAGCGATATAAATGCTGTTTCATTAACGGCCAGTTCTTGATCACGCAACGCCTCAATTTCTTTTATCCGATCTTTTTGTTGTCCGGTTTTACCACCGGATCCACCGCTTGAAAAATCGGTTTCGGGAGCAACATCGGATATTAAGGCATTCTGTAGATCTTTATTCTTTTCGGCCATTCCATAAAGACCCTTCAAATAGCTATCAACGTTTGCAAGTCTGTTATTAAGTTCTCTTTTTTGCTGACCAGATGTTCCCTTGCCTATTCCGATAGCTGATCCAATATTCTGAAAGAATGCCCCAGCTCCTGTTTCTTTATTAATATCGGTTGAAGGCAGGCCCGCTAATTCTGTTTCAATGCTTATTTTTTCTTTTTCTTTTTCCCGGGTTAAGTCTGCAAATGCTTTAGCCTTAGCCTGATTCTGTAATGAAACTATGAGATTGTTGGAGAGCCTTGTTACTTCAGATATATCCAACCCCTCTTTTTTTAAAGCCGATCTATAAGAATCAGAAATAGTAAGGAGTTTGTTATATGCATCCAGTTTTGTTTTTTCAGTAGTGACCTGGCTCGCAACGACAGCGGTCAATGTTTTTATTCTCGCAACTTGGTTTTCAGTAGCTGATGCCACTTTTTTGGATAGGTCAACATTTATTTGCTGTTGTGCAGCTGTTTCTCTTGTTTCTTTGGCCAAATCTTTTGTCGCGTCAGTGGCCCCTTTTGCGTTTGATTTTATTGCTACAAACACCAACGATAACGCTCCTAAAGCTCCAATGACTACACCAATAGGAGTTGCCAGCAACGCCAACGCACCGGCAAGGACACGGGTAGCCACCGCAGCAACTCCGGTAGTTCTTGCACTCAATGCAAGAACAGAAGTATGTACCGTAATCAAAGCTGTTGATGCAGCCCGTACACCATTGTTGATTGCCAATTGCGCCACCTCAATAACCATAGCTGACCTTTCCAATGCCCATGCTGCTATAAGCCTTAATTTAGCGCCTAACCATGTATTGGAAAGCAATATCATCGTTGAGATTCCTGCTATTAAGACAGGAAACGGCAACCCAAATATAAATGCTGCGAGTGTCGTTAATGCTGCTGAAAGTTTAGTGATATTGGTTATCGCGGCTCCAACTCTTTCGCTATTTGCATCCAGGTATTGAGTGAAAACATTTTTATTCCTGTTGATGGTAGCTGACAGACTTTCAACTTCTGCACCCCCATTGGTAAATGTCTTGGTTAATTCTGCTGCAAATTTTGGTAGAAAATCGGACGAAAGAACCTTACCGGTTTCCAGCATTTTGTTTAGTTCCTTTTCAGGAACGCCTATAGCTTTTGCTGCAATAGAGAAAGCGCCTGGCAAGCGCTCGCCTATCTGACCTCTCAACTCTTCCGCTTGAACTTTTCCTTTTGATGCTATCTGACCGAAAGCAAGGAGTACTCCATTTGTCTCTTCCTGTGATAATTTTAATACGGAAGTTGCATCAATAACACTTTCGTAAATCTTCCTTGTTTCTTCAGCGCTTATCCCGGCTAATGTTGAAGATGCATAGAAGTTTTTAAAAGTTTTGGTTGTATCAATTAAAGCAACTCCATATTGATCTGTAACCCTGTTAAGAAACGCCTGATTAACCGCATATTCCTCCGCTGTACCCGATACCGCTTTCAAAGCAGCTTCCAGGCTATCTAAAGCTACCGCCTCGTCTTGTGCACGGCTTACGCCGCTAGAAATACCTGAAAACAAAGCCGTCAGACCCACATATTGTAACATGAAGGATCCTACCTGACCTTTTAAATCTTTAAATCCCTTTCCAATAGAAGCTGTGATTTGATTTCCGATACTACCTGCCCCACGGAAATCATTTTGCATTTGTGTTAACTGCTTGGAGAGATTGGCGGCCTCCTTGCGGTTTTCAATCATCTTTTGCTCAATACTTTCAAACGCTCCATCACCCCTGACTTTCACTTCGGACAGATCTTGCTTTAGTCCGTCAAACTGCGTATCGAGCGCTTTTAAAGACTGTTGGGCGCGGGTAATCTGCCCCTTAATCAAATCATCAAGCCCATTTCTTTTGAAAGCCTCAACAATACCAGAGCTGTATTCACCCACTAAAGTATTATCCCTCGTAAATTGCCGCCTGAATGATTGTTCAGCT